AGACACTTACTTTTCAGAAGATAGAAGAGGGGCAATGACCACAGAAGAATCTTATAAAAGATTTATGAAAATGACAAAAGATGAATTGATTTCAATTATCTATGACTTTTCAGATGAGGGGCAAAAATTCTTAGAAGATGGTGGACTTGTTGATACTTTATAAGATGACTAAAGAAGAGATTGGAAAACAAATCGAAACCCTACGCAAAGAGTGTGGGGTTTCGACTTACGAATTGGAACAAAAAGGAATACATCCTTCTTTGCCCTCAACTATTGAAAAAGGGCAAAAAGGGTATTCAATGGATAGTCTGATTAAATACCTGAATGCTATTGACGAAGATATTTTTTTGAGCGTTGGCAAAAAAGAAAAGAAAAAGACTTAGATGCACAGGCTATCGGATTAGCACTTCGGTAGCACTTGCATACAACGTTAAAATATATGATTAGTAGCCGTAAATAAGCGACTACTTTTCGGATTGAAAAAAAATTATTAAACACTTAATAGCCTTTAAAATAAGCGCAACACAGGCTATTAATTATATATAGTGTTGTGCGTAGTACGATTATGGAATTTACTAAATTTAAAAGAAAACAAGTAGCTGAATTGAGACCAGTTACGGAAAAAGATTTAAGAGCCTTTAAAAATGATAAGGTAATACACTCTTTAAAAGACACGGAATTTAAGGTCTCAATCAGCGATGCGGATTTAAAAAATGGTTCTCCAAAAATAGGCGATATGATAGCGAGAAACCCAATAAACCACAATGACCAATGGTTAGTAGCAAAACAATACTTTACAGACAACTTTGAGCCTGTTTAGTATTACGCACAACACTTTAAATTTGCAAGATGAAAGACAATAAAGTACAAAAACAGATTGAGGCCATTTTAAACAAGAATTTCGTACCATTCAAGTTGCAAGATGTATTGTTAATAATTGCCATCACAGACCAATTTAACCGTGCTGGTTATAAGTTGACAGACGTTGAAGTGACTGAATTCTTGATGAACAAAAAGAATATGGTACTTATTAACAAAAACGGATTGACCAACACTATTGAAGCAATGCGAAATATGCGTTTAGGTACCATAAAAGTTGAAAGTAAACCGGGACGTAATGATGTATGCAGTTGTGGTTCTGGTAAGAAGTTTAAAAAATGTTGCATCAATAAAAGAAAATAATACTATGTTTTTACAACAAAAATGGGGTCAATGTGGTTATGTTTGTGTTGCTAATTTTTTAAACAATCCAAATGTAATTTTAGATACACAAGACTTTTCAAAAGGTCTTAATTGGCTCAATACTCAAAGACTTATTGAACATTATTCAGATTACACTTGCAAAGGTGTATTTAAAACCAGAACACCATACAACGGTGATTTTGATTTTTTTAATGTTGATGAAGATATTGATGATAACAATGACCACTATGTTGTTTTCATTGCATCACTTCAATTGAAACCAAAAGTTGGACACGCCATATTGGTCATCAAAGAAAATCACAACAAAACACTAACTGTTTTTGACCCATTAAAAGCACAACCATACAATGTGAACCAGTCAGTTTTCTTTAAACAACACGATTGCATTTCATTACAAATGGTTTGTGCAAAAGATGGTTCAGAAATGTTTTTTTATAGAAATTTTTTAACTCACTTATTAGACAATTAAATTATGAATGCAGAAATTATTGAAAAAGTTATTGAAAAATTAATTGGTCCTATAAGACCAGTCGCAGACAGTTCAATTGACAGACAACGTGCAGAAAACTTATCCTTATTCATTGAAGTATTTGATAAAATGCACACAAAACTTGATGGTATTGCTTGGGATGAAAGAAATTCACCTTATGGTAGTGTCAAAGATATTGTTAAGACAATCAATGATTATCTTAGCACAATCAATGAAGATGAAAAACTTGAAAAATCAACTGAGCACAACGCAAAAGTTGTTACAGACTTCATTGAAGAGATAAAAGACAAGACTGGTTACATAGTTCCAGACAACGTTTTTGAGTCATTTTTTAACGCTTAAACCTACATATTTATGAAACCAAAAGCCCCATACCTTATTTTTCATCAAAACCTTTCTGGTTATGATTATTTCAAAAATGGTAAATTTGTTCCAAGATACATCTTGTATTGGTCTGGTTATAATTCAGAAATGATAAAGACCGGAAAAACAGATATAAAAATTAGACCAAAGTAAAATGGAAAATCAAAACATCGTTGGTGTCATCACACCATCAACACAACTATTCCACAAGTGGATTGCCGAAAAAAAAAAAGAAGATGAAGCGTATGCCATAGTAAACGACAATCATCAACTGAAAGGTATGGAATTCACAAGAATAGAGAATGGCCCAAAAAGTGAAGAGGTAAGTGAAGCAATACACACAGAAGCACGTACCAGAATAAAATCAAAAGATTAATCTTAAACAACTCACACACGTATGTATTCACCAGAAGAGAAAAAAGTAATACAAAACCAGATTGTCGAAAGAATGTCAAATGGTATGAGTCTAAAGAAAATACTTGAAGAGGATGATGAAATGCCAAGCAGACCAACAGTATATGAGTGGTTAAACCCAAGCAATGAAAAGTTTGATGCTGAATTTTCTAACAACTACGCGCAGGCACGCGAAGATAGTGCAGATGTCGATGCAGACAAGATTGAACGTGTGGTTGATTTACTCGAAGATGGCACCATTGAACCAGCACAAGGACGTGCAATGATGGATGGATTGAAGTGGATTGCTGCACGTAAGAAACCAAAGAAGTATGGTGATAAGTTGGATTTGACTACTGGTGGCAAAGAATTGACACAACAAGTGACCATTTATGAATTGCCAGATAATGGACGTGATAAGCATTCAGAAGTTGGTCAAAACATCATTGGTCTTGATGAAGATGGAAACCCAATTTATGAAGATGTAAAAAAAGAGTCTTAAAAGTTGTCTCCACCCGGTGGCGACTTGATACTTTTGTATTGAAATTCAGTTAGTTACAAAAAACAGTTTTTTATTAAAAATGGCCAGTAAGATTAACAAAGTAAGACCACAAAGTGGGTACCAAGAAATGGCGTTATCATCACCAGCCGATATTGTCATTGGTGGTGGTTCTGCTGGTGTTGGTAAAACTTGGACACTTTTGGCTGAGCCACTTAAACATTCTGCAAGGAAAGGTTTTGGTGGTGTTATATTCAGACGTACATCGCCAATGATACGTGCCGAAGGTGGTTTGTGGGATGCATCAAGTAAAATGTATTCATTGATTGAAGGTGTTGCTCCAAGACGCTCATTGTTAGAATGGCAATTTATATCTGGTGTACGTTTAAAGTTTTCGCATCTGGAATATGAAAAGAATGTGTATGACTGGCAAGGTTCAGAAATACCATTTATCGGATTTGATGAACTTACACACTTCACAAAGAAAATGTTCTTTTATCTTCTTTCAAGGAACCGTTCAACGTGTGGAATTAAACCTTATGTGCGTGCAACTTGCAACCCGGACCCAGACAGTTGGGTGCGTGACTTCATCGATTGGTGGATTGGTGCAGACGGTTATCCAATACCAGAACGTCAAGGTGTATTGCGTTATTTCGTTGTTGATAATGACCAATACATTTGGGGTGACACAGTTGAAGAAGTCGTTGTAAAAGCGTGGCACGTTATCAAACCAATGGTTGAAGAGTCTGGAATACCAGCAAACACATTTGTCAAGTCACTCACATTCATCGGTGGTTCTATTTACGACAACAAAGCACTTCTTGAAGTTGACCCAGGTTATCTGGCAAACTTAAATGCACAATCCAAAGAAGAGAAAAGCAGATTACTTGATGGTAATTGGAATGTGAAGCAAACAGACAATGATATTTATGATTATTTCAAATTCAAAGATGTTTTCACAAACTCGTATTGCGAACACTTGTATAAAGATGCAGAAATGTCAATTACAAGTGATATTGCACTTAAAGGTGCAGACAAGTTTGTTGTTTTCGTATGGCGTGGCAAGATGTTAGTGGACTTTGCAGTGCTCGATAAGTCAAAAGGTAATGTTGTTATCGAAACTATTAAAAACCTCGCGTATCGCCACCGTGTGCCTTTTTCAAACATCATATTTGATAATGATGGTGTTGGTGGTTTTGTAGATGGGTGGATTGATGAAGCGCGTGAATTCAATAATGGTGGCCGTGCATTGAATGATGAAAATTATAAAAATCTAAAATCACAATGTTATTTCAAGTCTGGTGATGCAGTTGCACGTGGTGAATATTATATTCCACCACACGTGGCCAATAGAAAATATGATGAAAGTCGTACATTGAAAGAACAACTATTGAAAGAACGAAAAGCCATCAAACGTGCTAAACCAGATTATGATGGTAAGATGGCCGTGATACCAAAACACGAAATGAAAGTGTTTCTTGACAATAAGAGTCCAGATTTATTGGACACATTTATGGAACGTGAATTTCTTGATTTACTACCAGATGAACCAGAAATTGAATACACCCATTAATGATGTGCGGAAAACAAGGTTACTTGACCAAAAAAGATGCAAAGAAGGCTGCGTGGTGTTTGAAACAACTCGGTTTGTCTGGTACTGGAATAAAAGGAACTTTGATAAAAAGAGGTAGATTAAAACCATATCGATGCAAGAAAAAAGAATGTAGTGCCAGGCCTTGGCATTTAACCAGTAAAAAATAATATGATGGATAACATTGACAAAGCAGAATACTATCAAAACACAATCAAGAAAGTCATTGTGACTTATCACGACAAATGGGGTTGGTGGATATTCAAGTGGTATTCAACCAAAGTTTTCACGCCGTTAGAATGGTCAATATTTGAAGATAAAGTGCGCAAAGTGGCCCGAAAAGTCAAAGTGATTAAAAACAAAAAAGACTGATTATGAAATTAGTGAGAATGACAGATTACATTCTGGAACACCCAGCATCACACGATTACGAATATTTACTTGGTAAGTTTTTAAAGTATGCACAATTACTTCAAAAACCTTTAGAACTTGAAATGCTTATGCCTTGCAAAGATGATGGAACACCGATGGTGCCACCAGAACGATTGAAAGACATTGTTAACGAATCAATGCGTGGTGCGATACAATACAAAAACTATGTTGAAATTGATTACCCAGAAGCATTGGAAAAAGTTCTTTTCATTGGGTTCGATATTAAACTATCGAATGAACGTGTTTCATTTTTCCACAATGACAGATGTGTTTTGACTTATTCGTTTGTGACCAACAAGTTTATTGGTCCTACACGTACAATTGAGTACTTGACCAACTTTGGTCTGGAATATGTGAAACAACAGATATGATGATTAATAGCAAATCATTTGGTGCGGGACCTCTAAGAGTAACATTTTAGATGGTTTACCAAAAAAAGTGTTACATTTGTTCACAGATAGGCTAAGGGAATGCTATTATAAACTTATTTATTAATTTAAAATTCTAAAAAGCATTATGGATTGTAATTGTCCAAAACCCACAGCCTTAACGGATATACCAGCACAAGATTGTGGTGTTAATTTAAAACAAATCCAACGTGTTGCCTTTCAACGTATCGGCAATCAATTTGGTACAAACGCACAACCAGCAGCAAACAGTATTCTTGAACTTGCAGATTGGCAAGCATTAATTGCTGCAAACGACTCTTCAAAAATTGTAGTGACTCCATTGATTGGTGCCAACCCAGTAATTGCACCGGGTGATGCCATCACAAATGGTGGTGGTGACAACTCTACACTTAACGGTGTTGAAGAGGTTGAAGGTGTGAACCCAAGTGCATTTTCGTGTGAATTCAAAGAACTTTCAAGTGAGATTGAAAAAGCAATGAAAGCGATTATGTGTGAAAAGGGTCTTGTCGTTTATTTAATCTTACAAGGTGGTCGTATCGCAGTCGTAAAGATTGATGATGACAACCAAAAAGGTTTTGGTATTCAGTCACCTTTCATTTCAGACAGAGGTAACCAAGGTTTTGGAACTAAAGACACTCACACAATGAGTTTTAGTTTGATTGCTGGATGGTCAGAAGATTTGGTTATTATTAAGCCAAACTTCAACCCATTAACTGAAATTTAGTCAGTATGGCCAAAAAAAGCAACTCACCACGTGTGGCCTTCATTAAGTTGAAGGCCAAAGGTGAGTATAAACAGAACCAAAGTTTTGAAACACCAATTGCGTTGAAGTTATTGAGATTACCAAACAGTGCTTGGGAACTTGATGATAAACGTTATACTTTTGAAGATAATGATATTAAGCGAGTTACAAGCAAAGCAACTAATAGTTCAGCCGAAAAATCGTAAACAAATCCAGTCAGTCAAGTTGTATGAGTCTGCTTTAAGGGTATTCACCGAAGAGTTGGACGCAGACGAATTGAAAGATGAAGTTTATTGGTCTGTACTTACAGTTAAGATGAAAGAAAAAATTGATGTAAAGTTAAAACGTATCAAACAATTCTTTCGTTACCCTTTGCCAGTTGTTCAAATCACTGATAGCATTCTTAACGACTATTTCAAAGTTTTTGAAGGTAAAAACAGATTTTTCAATGTGTCGGCAAGTCGTGACATTACTGCATTGAAAAATTGGTTATCTGAAAACAAACCCCAAGAATGGATTGAAAACGAAGCACGTGAAGTTCTAAAGAACAAACCGTGTTCTTTCGTTGTTGTTGACCGAAAAGAAGATGGCCAACCTTATTTGTTAAACATAGATACTTCAAGACTTATTGATGCAGATGTTATTGACAAAGATGGTAATTGTGGGTATATCATTTTCATTCATTCAATATTCACCAATCCAG